GGGTAAATATTTTCCTGAGCTACAAAAATATCTTTTAGATGTTAGTGATGCGTTGCGCGTAGAGAGAGACAGACTCCGTGCTGGTGATCGTGAAGATTTTACACCGCAAGAGATTGAACAATACGGTGCAGCTCTATCCGCAGAATTTGGAAATAGATTAGATCAAGTTGTAAATCAGTTAAAAGAAGAACGTCCCTTAGGAGCAGACCCAGAAAATTATCTTAATGTTATTAACGAAATAGCTTCAAATATGAATGCTAATATTAAAGATGCTTTAGTTCCACCTAGTCAAGGTATTCTACCAACAGGAGAAAGAACACCCACTTATGAAAACATGTCGGTAATAGGAACAAAGAACTACGATGTGCAAGCAGTCACTATTGCACCAAGAGAATCTCTTGGAGAAAACTTAGCTTCTGGGACTCATTATTCAGGTGATTTGAAAGGCGCAAATAGAACAGACGCTTTTCATTATCGTACAGGAATGATTGAAGGTGACAACGGTCCTGTTAACTATTTGATTGAAGTGCAATCTGATCACGAAGAGCGAATGAGAAAATCAAATACCTCTTACGATCCGAGTTTAGGAATAAAGTTGTATGAGCTGGTGGATAAAAATATTGCCTATGCCGAGAACAAATTACCTGCTTTAGAAAATTTTTATAAAATTAACGAGGGAGAAAAAGAAACCTTAGATAAAATAATGGAAATGACACGTTATGATGCTGATATGGGAAGAGGAAGAGTTTATGCTCTTCAGAATAAAGAGAACCCTTCCGATGTTCTTGTTAGAACTCCTGATGGAAATTTTGCAAACGAAAACGGAGAAGTAACTGCTGAAGAGGACATATCTTTTAATGACTATAAAGTATTTAAAAATGATAGAGATATGGAATTTATTCCTGCGGGCAGTCCTGTAATGAAAACTTTGATCAAAGCTTACATCGGTGGACCAGCAGTAATGACTGATAATATTCCAGCAGCTAACGTTGAAAGTTATTTAGAAAGAAATACTAGAGCAGATGAAATATTAAAGTTTTTAAAAAAACAAAATGAGTTTAGAGAAGATTTATTTAAACAAGATAGAATTCAAAGAGAGAACTCAGAAAACGCTCTTAGTAAAACTGTCCCTTATTCTACATCTCCTCAAGCATACGCTGAAAAAGCTATTTATGAGTTTATTCAAGATTCTATCAAACAAGGTGTTGATCAAGTAGCCTGGGTTCCAGGAGAGGTTAGTATACAAATTCAGTTTGACAGAAACAACCCTAGATCAGGTTATGTCGATCACGATACTGCGTTATCTACTCACCACAATGAAAAACAATCGCAAGGTATGTTTGATTTCTATGGTAGTTCAAAACAACCGACAGACAACCACATGTATAGAGCTGCAGAAAAAGTAGTTGATAAAATAGATAAGATTGGAACTAGACTTTATGGAGATAGTTTTGTTGCTCCAAAAGTTTATGAACAAGGAGCTAAAAATGAAGAAGGTAGGTTTATTTCACCTGTGGATGTAAGTTATTGGAGTGGTCAATCTAATATTGATGGTAAAGCAAATCCAGGTGTTGAAGAAGGTTGGGGTTTTATTGACTTAAAACCAATGCTTGAATCTATTAGAGAAGAAGATAAACAAGAAGTTGTTCAAGAAATATTAGGCAATTATGTTGAACGTAAAAGAGGTGGACAAATAGAAAGTCCTAGTTTACTTTCGTTAAATGAGGTCATAAATGGTAGATAATATAGATAAAGCAATTAACCCTGCTGAAATTATTCAAATAGAAAAAGTAGGACAAGAAATTACGTTAGATGGCGAACAGCCAGAAGGAAAGTTTTTAGAGGAAGATGATGGTTCTGTCGTCATCAATCCTGAAGAAGAACAACAAGACGGAGTTCCTTTTGGAGCTAACTTAGCAGAGTTTTTAGAAGACGAAGATTTAGATGAATTATCTAACGAACTACAAAGCGGTTATACCTCTGATAAAAGTTCAAGAGAAGAATGGGAACAAGGTTATACAAAAGGTTTAGATCTTTTAGGATTTAAATATGAAGAAAGAACAAGACCCTTTGATGGTGCCAGTGGTGTTTATCATCCCTTACTTTCAGAATCCGTTGTTCAGTTTCAAGCACAATCTTATAAAGAATTGTTACCAGCAGGTGGTCCTGTTCGTACGCAAATAATTGGAGCATCAACTCCAGAAGTTGAGTCACAATCAGAACGTGTAAAAGAGTTTATGAACTATTACATCACTGATGTAATGGAAGAGTATGATCCTGAGATGGATCAATTGTTATTTCACTTACCCCTAGCTGGAAGTGCATTTAAGAAAATTTATTATGATGGTGGTATGGGAAGAGCTGTGTCTAAATTTATTGCAGCAGAAGATTTAGTCGTTCCTTATATGACCTCAGACCTGGTATCTGCAGAGCGTGTAACTCACATCGTAAAGATGACAGAAAACGAAATCAAAAAACAACAAGTGTCAGGTTTCTACCGTGATGTAAAAATTAATCCATATGACGTGGATGATGATATTCAAGAAAAATATGATCAACTAGAAGGTACAAAAAGAGAAGATACATATCAAGATTACACTTTGTTAGAGATGCATGTGCTGTTAGACTTAAAAGGTTTTGAAGAAGAGTCAGGAATTAAAGTACCTTATATTGTCACTATTGATGAGGGTTCAGGTAAAGTTTTATCAATATACAGAAACTTTAGTAAAGCTGATCCACTCAGAAAAAAAATTCAATATTTCGTTCATTACAAATTCTTACCCGGTCTTGGTTTTTACGGCTTTGGCCTTATTCATATGTTGGGTGGTCTTACTAGAACTGCAACTGCTGCTCTTCGTCAATTGCTTGATGCAGGAACATTGTCAAATCTACCTGCTGGGTTCAAGTCTCGTGGTTTTAGAATTAGAGACGACGATCAACCAATCCAACCAGGAGAATTTAGAGATGTTGATGCGCCTAACGGAGTATTAAGAGATTCACTACTACCTTTACCATATAAAGAGCCGTCTGCTACGTTATTTAGTTTATTAGGGTTTTGTGTAGATGCGGGTAGACGGTTCGCCTCAATAGCTGATATGAAATTAGCAGAGGGTGGAACTTCTGAAATGCCTGTTGGCACAACTATGGCTTTACTCGAAAGAGGAACCAAAGTGATGTCAGCTATTCACAAAAGATTACATTACGCTCAAAAGGTAGAGTTTAAATTATTAGCAAAAGTATTTTCTACTTATCTACCACCGACGTATCCTTATCAGGTAGCGGGAGGAAACTCTTTTATCAAAGCACAAGACTTTGATCAACGAGTAGATGTATTACCTCAGTCTGATCCCAATGTATTTTCAATTTCTCAAAGAGTTACAATGGCTCAAATGCAATTACAGTTAGCACAAAGTAATCCACAAATGCATAATCTGTATGAAGCCTTTAGAAGAATGTATGAAGCTCTGGGTATTCAGAATATAGAAAATTTATTACCTCCTCCTCAGCAACCAGCACCTATGGACCCAGGTATAGAAAATGCACAAGCTTTAAAAGGAGCACAGTTACAAGCATTTATTCAACAGAATCATGATGCACATATTGAAGCGCATAGATCTTTTATGTCTTCACAATTAGTTAAGTCACAAGTTGCAATACTTGCTATCTTACAAGGTCATGTTTCTGAGCATGTGTCCTTGGCTGCAAGAGCACAAATACAAGCTGTTGTACAACAGCAGTTAACGCAGATTGCACAACAAATGGGTGGACAAGTTCCTCCACAAATCATGCAACAAATTCAAGAAGAAGCGGAAAATCAAATTTCACAGATTATCGCTGTTGTTACGAATAAAATGGTACAAGAAGAACAACAAGGTTTGATGCAACAGGGCCAAGATCCGATAGTCGAGCTTAAAAACAAAGAGTTAGAGCTTCGCGGTGCTGAAATTCAACGTAAAGCTAAAGAGTCCATGATGCAATTTCAGATGGATCAACAAAAATTAGATCAGGATAGAGATTTAGCAGAGAAAAAGTTGCAAACTCAGGAAGATTTGACAGAATATAGACAGGAAATGGCTATCAAAAGAGATCAATTAAAGAGGGCAGGTAACTAATGGCTAATGGAAACTTAACAAGACAACAAATTCAACAGTTACAGCAGCTAGTTAGGCAGCAAAGTCGTAAAAAAAAACTTACGCCTACAAATTATTTGAGCTCACTCATGAAAAACGTAGTCCAAACGAGGGCAAAAGGGGGTAAAATGTCTGTTGACGAGGCATTTAAGGAAGTAAAAAAGAATCCACCTAAAATAGTAAGGAAAACGGCAAAAAAACATGGCAAAAAAAGAGCAGAAAAACAAAAAATCGCAATCGCCCTCTCAAAAGCAGGAAAATCTCGTACCAAAAGGACTTAAGTACAGTCTTGCGAACATAACTCCTGAGCAATTAGAGGATCTTCAAGCCGTTATCCGCGATCAAACAGCAAATAGTCTTTCATATATAACAGAACAATACGATCCATTAATTGTGGCGAGTGCTTATCTCTCCGTTGTTCGACAGATCTATATGTTGTATCTGAATAAAGAAGAAGCAGAGACTTTATTCGAATGGGCAAAGATAAATATGGATCCAAAAGCAAAAAGTGCTTTCTTGCATTAGAAACAAAATAGTGTAATTTTTCAATATGACTGAACCAAAAAAATTAGGAACTACAATCAGACCGCTTATTGAGTCAATTTTAAAAAAGTCATTAGACAACAAAACTCTTTCACAAAAAGGTTACGATGATGCTATTCGTAAACTGGATTTGACCGATGCCGGTAAAATTGATAATAAGAAAAAAGGTGGTCAGATGAAAAAGAAGAAGAAAAAGAAAAGTTTTCCAGACATGGATGGTGACGGCAAAGTTACCAAAAAAGATATTCTCATTGGTCGCGGTATCATCAAAAAAGCTAAGATGGGTATGCAAATGAAGGGCACAAGCCCACTGTTAAAAGGAAGAAGATAATGGCAGACAAAAAAGAATTAGTATCACTACCTAGAAGAATTGCAGAGATTCTTGAAGGCGGAGACTTAGGTGCAGCAAGTACAAAATTGTTAAATGAACTTGGCTTTGATACTCCAAAACAAAAACTTGAAAAACAAAAACTTGAAAAGAAAAAGAGAGATAAACCAATGAATGTTGAAACTATTAATGTTAAAAAAGGTGGACTAATTAAAAAATACGGCGTGCAGAAAAAAGGCACAAGCCCACTATTGAAAAAGAGGAAGTAATGGCAGTTCAACAATTAGCAAAAGACCAGGCAAAAAGAGAAAAGCAAAAGCAAAAAAAATTAGATGATAAATTTGCAAAAGACGAAGAAAAAAATTTAAAAGATATTGAAGATACTATGAGACTTATGGAAGAACGACGTAATAAGAGTTTTGAAATTTATAAAGGCAAACCGAATACTCCCTCTGACAAGATGAAAAAGTTAAATGAAACTTTAGATTTTGTTGAAACTTTAGATTTAAAGAGTGGTGGACAAGTTAAATGTGGCGTGCAGATGAAAGGCACAAGCCCATTAATCAAAAAAAGGAAGGGGAAAAAGTAATGGACAAAGCTACAGATAATAGTACCGTAATTGACGGTAAAAAAGTCCCTTACAAACTTCCTGCAATAGATCCTGCTAAATCTAAAACTCAGGGTCAAAAAGCAGTGCAAGTGAAGAAGGTACCATTCAAAGGAGTATTCTAATGGATATGATTAAAAAACTTTGGAATGACCATCCAAAAAAGAAATGGTTAATCGTAGGTCTCGTAATAGGTTGGGCAGCCGCTCAATTTATCTAATCAATGTTATCAAAATTATTAGGCGGATCTTTAGTAGACACTGTTGGTAAAGTTATCGACAGTGTCCACACCTCAGAAGAAGAGAAGCTTGCCGCAAGAAACAAGCTCAAAGAACTAGAGAACGAAATTAACTCCAAGCAAATGGATATTAACTTAGCTGATGCTAAGTCCACTGCTACAGGCATTGGTGGTATCATGCAGAGATCTTGGAGGCCTCTGATTGGTATGTCCTGTGCTTTAGCTATATTTTGGGAGTATGTTTTAAAACAATTCTTAGTATTTATATTGGCAGCGTTTAGTGTTGAACACGCACCTTTACCCGAGCTTGACATGTCGACTTTATTCCCGCTTGTCACGGCTTTGCTCGGAATGGCGGGCTTACGTAGCTTCGAAAAAAGTAAGAAAATTACGAAATAGTGGACGTATTTCAATTATTTAGTTTGTTTAAAAAGCAAATAGAAGAAAGAGAACAAAGCATTCTTGATTCAATTACAGCTGGCTGCAAAGACTGGAGTGAATATAAGTATTTGACAGGTAAGCTAGAAGCATTAAGATCAACAAAAGCAGAAATGCAAGAAACAATGAAGAGGTTTGAAGAAAATGAGTAAACTTATATTGCCTGATTATATGGCTAAAAAAGAAGAAAAAGCTAAAGAAGTTTCAACTATGAAAAAGCTTCCCCAACCAACCGGTTGGAGATTATTGATTATGCCACACACTGGTATAAGCAAAACAAAAGGTGGTGTGCACCTTACTGACAAAGCACAAGAAGAAATTCAACTAACAACTAATGTAGGATTAGTCTTGAAAGTTGGACCAGATGCGTATAAAGATAAAGAAAGATTTTCTGATGGTCCTTGGTGCCAGGAAAAAGATTGGGTTCTTTTTGCTAAGTACGCAGGGTCTAGGATTAAGATAGACGGTGGGGAGCTAAGACTTTTGAACGATGATGAAATCTTAGCGGTGATTGATGATCCGGAAGACATATTACATGCAACATATACATAGACACATGGAGGTCATGTCCCATGCCGGAACAAAAAATGGTAGATATAGATACATCAGGCAATCCTGTTGATGTTGATATAAAAGAAGAACAAAAACAAGACGACGTTGAAGTTCAAGAAGTAAAAGAACAGGATACTTCCGTTCGTGAAGTTAAGTCAAACGAACAATCAAATGAAGAAGACTTAAACGAATATTCAGATAGCGTAAAAAAACGTATTGATAAGTTGACCGCAAAAATGCGTGAAGCTGAAAGACGTGAACACGCAGCTATTGAATTTGCAGATGGTCTTAAAAAACAATATTCTGATTTAGATAAAAAATATAAAGACCTAGATACAGGTTATTTAAGTGAATTTAAAAACAGAATTGAGATTTCGAAAGCAGCTCTTCAAGACAGATATCAAAAAGCAGTATCAGAAAATGATGTTAAGGCTCAGGTTGAAGCTCAAGAAGAACTTACTAAATTAACTATAGACTCAGAGCGTCTACGTGCTAGTGAAGCTAGACAAAGTAAAGAAGGAGATGAAACTGGAACAGAAGTAAAGACTCCTAATAAAGAAGCAACTCCTCCTGCTAAACCAGATCCACGTGCCGAAAAATGGGCAGATGATAATTCTTGGTTTGGTGCTGATGAAGCTATGACGTATACAGCTATTTCAATTCACAAAAAACTTGTGGGACAAGAAGGATTTGACCCGAAGTCAGAAGAATACTATAGTGAAATAGATAAACGCATGCGAAACGAGTTTCCTCATAAATTCAGTCGTAATGAGGCTGAGGTGAATGATAATTCTGCTGAAGACAGACCCGTGCAAGCTGTTGCCAGCGCAAGTCGTTCATCCTCTAAAAATGCACGCAGCAAGACCGTGAGACTCACACCCTCACAAGTCGCCATTGCTAAGAAACTAGGTGTGCCACTAACAGAGTACGCAAAGTACGTTAAACAAGGAGGTCAAGCATGACAACTAAAACCTCAAGATCTGCTGATACGCGGGTAAAAACCCAACGTAAACGTGTTTGGCAGAGACCGTCATCACTCGATGCACCACCTGCGCCTGATGGATATATCCATCGTTGGATAAGAGCAGAAGTCCAGGGATTCCAGGACACTAAGAACGTGATTAACCGTCTTCGTGAAGGTTATGAATTAGTAAGAGCGGACGAATACCCAGACTGGCAATTACCAACTATAGAAGACGGAAAAAACGCAGGAGTTATTGGAGTAGGTGGCTTATTGCTGGCTCGCATTCCAGAAGAGCTTATTGCTCAACGTAATAATTATTACAAAGGCCTGACTGAAGATCAGATGAAGGCTGTTGACAATGATCTATTGAAGGATGCTCACCCCAGTATGCCAATCAGTAAACCTGAGAGGCAAAGCAGGGTGACTTTCGGTGGCTCACAAAAGACTGAATAAGTTTTTTATAGGCCGTTGTTAGTTACTTTTTATTAACTTTACTTTTAAAGGAGTAAAACAATGGCAAATCAAGACGGTAACTTCGGATTTCGTCCAGTGCTAATGATGGGTTCTGCATATCAGGGCCAAGGACAACAACAAATGTCTATCGCTAGCAATGAAACGAACTCCATATTTATGGGAGATCCTGTTGTGCTAAACGCAAACGGAGCCATCTCTCGTGGATCAGCAGCCGGTGCTGAGCTTGTTGGTGTTTTTAATGGTTGTTTCTACACAGATCCAACTACACAAAAACCAACTTTTTCAAACTTCTATCCAGGTGCAATTGTAGCAGACGATATTGTTGCAAATGTAATCAGTGATCCGAATGTAGTATTCGCAGTCAAAGTGGATGATACAAACGGTGGAAGAGCACAAGTTGGTTCAACAGCAAACATTGCAACATATGCAGCAGGATCTACCAAATCAGGTATTTCTGGTGTGGCGTTAGATGGTAGCACATTTGCAACCAGCGCTGCTTCAAACTTCGCTGTATATGACTTATCAACAGACCCAGATAACAGTGATTACACTGCTGCTAACGCTAACATTCTTGTTAGAATTAATAAGCATCAGTACACTGATACAACAGGCATATAGGAGGTTAAACTATGGCTATATCTAGAAGTCAACTCGTTAAAGAGTTAGAACCAGGCCTAAATGCATTGTTTGGTTTGGAATACGGAAGATACGAAAACGAACACTCTGAGATTTTCGATGAAGAGAGTTCAGATCGTGCTTTTGAAGAAGAAGTGATGTTAGCAGGTTTCGGTTCTGCACCAACTAAAGCAGAAGGTGCAGGAGTATCATTTGATACTGCAACTGAATCCTTTACAGCACGTTATACACACGACACAATTGCATTAGCATTTGCAATCACAGAAGAAGCTATCGAAGATAATCTTTATGATAGACTCGCTGCTAGATACACAAGAGCTCTTGCAAGATCAATGGCAAACACAAAGCAAGTAAAAGGTGCTGACGTTTTAAACACAGCATTTGCTGGTGCCGGTGCTGCGGGTACAAACCCAGGTGGTGATGGTGTATCACTTATCAATACACAACACCCACTAGCACAAGGTGGTACATTCTCAAACAGACTTGCTACTGACGCTGACCTTAATGAAACATCATTAGAGCAGTCATTAATCGACATCGCTGCATTTGTAGACGAGAGAGGTTTAAAGATTGCTGCTCAAGGTAGAAAACTTATAATTCCAAAAGAATTACAGTTCACTGCTGACAGACTAATGAACTCTGCATTAAGACCAGGAACTGCAGACAATGATGTGAATGCTACAAGAAACATGGGTATGATTCCTGATGGATACACAGTGAATCACTTCTTAAGTGATACCAATGCTTTCTACATCAAAACTGATGTGCCGAACGGTTTTAAGTTCTTCAATCGTTCACCAATCAGAACTTCTATGGAAGGTGATTTTGATACAGGAAACGTTAGATACAAAGCTAGAGAGAGATACTCATTTGGTTTCTCAGATCCACGCTGTGTATTTGGTACATCTGGTGCATAATCTTTAATTTAAACACATATTTAAAAGGGCGGTTGTATCCGCCCTTTTTTTATTCTACAATTAATTTTTAACAACATGACCTCTTCGGAGGACTTACAAAAAGGAGTAAGACATGGCAAGTAGAACAACATTCACTGGGATCGTAAGATCTAACGGTGGAGATTCAAAAAGAGAAACTTACGCTGGTTCTATGGTGATGGCGGCACAATTTTATTTTTTGCCAACAGCAGCACAAGGAACTGACGTTCAAGTTTCAGCAACAGATACAAGAAAAGTAGTTCTTCCAAAGAACTGCGTAGTTACAGGTATCGCATA